GATTCTGAGGTTGCCGAAGCGTTCTTTGAGGCTAGAGCATTTGTTTCTGAGGTTGCTGCGTTTGTTTCACTTGTGGCTGCGTTTTGTGCAGCGGTCTGTGCATGGCCTCTATAGGTATGGCTGTCTGTTGCGCCTTGCGTGGCAACAGTTGCAGCAGAAGACGCGTTTGATTGACTTGAAGCCGCTGCGGATTCAGAGGCGGCAGCGTTGGTTTCAGACGTCGATGCAGCAGTGGCAGACGCGGCGGCATTAGCGGCTTCCGTCGGGGCGGCATTGATAGCCGTCATATTAGCCAGAGCGTTAGAGATGGTTGTGTGTTGTGTGGCTGTTAGATTGAGTTGTAGCCATGTGGTGTTGGTCTGATCATAGACTTTGGTGACCTCGATGACTGTGTCGTAATAGAGGGCGCCGTCCAGCAAAGTGTTACCGTCATTATCTAGTGTTGGGTCAGACGACTTGACGCCAAGGAATCTGTCGTCGAAATTATCCAGAATGGATATAGCGGCGGCTTCTGATGCGGCTGCTGTGTTTTTGGAGGCTAGAGCATTTGCCTCGCTTATCGCGGCTGCGGCTTTGTTAGCATTAGTCGCTACTTTGTCTGCCGCAGTAGCCACTGCATCTGCCGCAGTAGCCACTGCATCTGCTGCAGTATCAATAGTATCTTGGTTTGTGGCTACTAGATCTGCTGCAGTATCAATAGTATCTTGATTTGTTAGCACCAAGTCTGCAGCTACTGCTGCTCTATCTAATCCTGTTTGCACTTTGTCGGCTTCAACTAATACTACATCTGCGTTAGTTAATACTAAATCTGCTGCCGCTGCGTTTTCGGAAGCTAATGCGTTTGTTTCACTTGTGGCTGCTGCATTCTTGGAAGATAGTGCGTTTGTTTCACTTGTGGCAGCGTTGGTTTCACTTGTGGCAGCGTTGGTTTCACTTGTGGATGCTGCGTTTTGTGAAGACAGCGCGGCTGCCGCAGACGTAAACGCCCCTGCTATCAAGCTAGAAGACCCTAGAGCTAGATCTGTGGCAGCCGAATTGATGCTTGCTAGATTGGCGGGGATAACTATCGTTTGTATATCAGTTATATTATTAACTACTGTTGTTACTGCTGTTCCTGTCGCCCAATACTTTGCTGAGTAGTCTGTTCCGTCTACTGTCCCAGACGTTTGTGTCGCCCAATCCTGAGAAAGGAGGGCTTGGAAGACTGATGCGTCCCTTGCAGTTAGCGCTGTATCCTTGTAGCCACTAGCGGTTACTGCTGATCCAGAGGCGTTGGCTGCACTTGCAGAAGCTGCGGCAGCGTAAGCCGAGGCTCCAGCGGTGGAGTCGGTTGCGTAATACTTTGCTGAGTATTCACTGGTGTTGTCCACAGTACCATTCATCTTGGTTGCCCAATCACGGGCGTCACTCTCGCTTGCCCCAGCGAACGAAGCGGATGATTGAGCGTTCTGGCTATAAGTTAGACAATCAGCAACGAAGCCAGTGAAAGAGGAAAAAGAAAGATTAGTCCAGCCTGATGTAGCGTTTGCAAAAGTACCAATGCGATATTGCAATATGCCTGCATTGTTTGGGTCTTCTTGAAACTCAAAATTAGCAGCTCTAAACTCGCCTGTTCCTGTGCCTGTAACTGCATCAAGATCAAACAGATCGTTTAGCATGTCGGGCAACGTTCTCCCCAATCCTCCTTGAGCTTCACATGCTTCAAGGTAGGTGTCTAGACTATGGGTTCCTGTTTTTGATGAGGTGAAAGTTATCTGTTCACCTGTAGGTCTGGTTACACTCATTCGTAGTACCCCATATCTTTCATTAATTTTATCAACTTCACTTTAGTGAGGATTTCTTTATCTACGCTTGGTTCTGTGGACGGGGTTGGAGCGCTCTCTAGCGCTTCAATCCTGACTGCCAGTTTGCGTAGTTTTTCTTCCATTTCTTTTCTCTCTACGATCAAGACCTTAACGACTTCGTCTATGTAGCCAGCGACGTTTCTGTCGATCATTGTTCGCAGTGTGTCTTTTATAACGCTCATCGTCTCGCCTCCTTGAGAGGTATCAGGTTTCCTTTGTCTACTTCCTTATCTATATTTTCTTGTGGCTGTACTGACGCGCCACGCATTTTTTCCATAAGGGCTAGTTGCTGGGAGGGGCTTGGCCCTTCTTTCTGAAGCTGCTCTTTGGGTATTTTGAAACGGTCTAGGTCGGTAATACCCATTGCTCGGATTGCTTCTTCTGCTATTTGGCCAGCGTTGTATTCCATATTCAAACCTGTTTGATTCATAATCTGTAACATGTTCATCCATGTTTCGGCGTTCCTTGTAGGTTCAAGAGGGAGGGTTCCGTCGATGACGAGATAGTCTATATCGCCTTGGAGATCTTGAATGACGTCATAGTCGATGTAGCCGTCTTGCACTTGATCGGAGAGTTGATTAGGCAGACTGTTATTATCGACCTTTATGCTGCCACTGGGCGCAAGGCTGTCTTGGATATTAGCCACCATCATCCGTACCATTGGGCGGATGGTTGTTGCTGACATGACTCTAGCGAGGACGCCGAGGCGCTGTGAGCCGAGCTGGGTGAGGCGTTGTATCTCTGTGGCTGTACGAATGCCGTCTGATGTAGGGATGCCCTGCTGAATGTCGGATGCGGCGGCAACTCTGTTTTTCATCTCACTCATTTGTGCGATGTCATTTAAATGGCCGCGTGTTACATCTGGCACTTCTGCAATGAATACACCATCTCCTGCTTTACTGCCAGCCAGAGTACGGACAACACCCCAAGGGTTTCTGTCGATGAGATCTGGGACGCTTACTTGGGTTGGGTCGACGAAGATCAGATTGTTTAGTGCTGCGGATACGTTGTCTATCCTACTACGCATTAGATAGGTGGCTATGTCGTGCATAGGCAGGATCAAGTCGTAGAGCGATTGGCCGTAGGTCTTGTGACTGTCTTGGTAGAGGCCGCCGATGACTACTGGGAACTGGCGTCCGTATGGGTTGAGCTGGAGACGAATGATTGTGTGTTCGTCTAAGACTGTTATGACGAGAAATATTTGTTCAATGGAGGGGATTCCTATTTCTTGTCCTGATAGGCGCACCCATGCTTCGTCGGTTACTCTGGCGTCTCCCAAGGCGAAGTAGGCATGGTCTGCCCTTTCTCTTTGGTGCGGAGAAGAGGGATCAATGGATAGCCCTCTCCCCTCTTCCTTGTTCCAGTGGTGTCCCTTCCACGAATTGCGGGGAGGGGCTATCTTGTGGCGAAGAGCTGGAAACTCTTTTAACTTGGGGTAGAGGCCACTGAAGTCTAGTGTGTTGAAGCTGACATAATCACTGAAGACGATGAACTGCATATTATCCCAGTCACCCCAATTAACGCGAGGATCGGGGAAGCAGCGGCGTGGGTCAAAGTTGACCATTTTGTTTTGATTGTTCTTGTTATCCCATACGATTTTGGTGGGGGCAAATCCATAGCGGATGCTGTCCAACAGCATCTGCGCCATGCGGGCCTCGCCTGCGGTGCGTCGCATCTGTTGATGGAGGACTCGCTCAAGGAGGAGGGAGGACTTTCTGCTTTTACGATTGAGTCCTTCCAACTGGAACATGGGGTTCCTGCCACCAAGAGCAGCCATCATGTAAGTTAGAACGGTGTCTGCAATGGCGCGTGTATCGGCCATGACAGCTTTTTCGCGGAACTCTGTTGTGTTTGGTGGGACGTAGACGTCATGTGCGCGGTCAGCCTCTTTCCAATGGTCGTAGCGTTTGGAGATCTTTGAGTGCGACATGTCGTGCATAGACTTAACATAGTCGACTAGGCGGCGCTCTTGCTCATCTGACAGGGAGGCGCTAATGTCCTCGTAGTTGATTAGACGCTCTGCGAACTCACTAAGGTCGACTACTAAGCGTTCTTCTGCTGATACCTTGATGGTTTTGTATGCTTGCGATTGGTCTAGTACAGCCATGATGCGGAGTATCCTTTGCTTTTTTGATTAAGTTACACGAAGTTTGATTATTCTTCGTCCCTGTTATATGCCCCAACCCTTCCAAGACGACTTTTTAGTGACAGACGATAGTGATTTGCCGAGAGGGTTATCCTTATCATTGTAGGTGTTGTTTAGTGACTGCGACGCGTCTGGGTGCATTAGCCAGTCGTCGGTTGAGACTGATGTTCTGGATAGAATGTCGATTGCCATTGTCATGGCGTCGACTTGGTCATCGTGGGCGGCGGCGGGGAAGCTGACTGTTTCGTCGATAAAATCGTCTAGCCAAGAGGAGGATTGGGGAAGGAATACTCTTCCTCCTTCGATGATTGGGAGGATACTGTTTACTCTGGCAACTTTATCGTGGACGACTTTATAGGGGATGACTGAGATACCTGATTGGCGTTTTAGTTCTTGGATCAAGGATTGCCCAGAGGCTTTGTCCTCGATGTAGACGGCTCGGAGTCCTTTGCCTCGGTAGCGGTTGTTGAGGTGAATGAGGCGCTGCTTTAACTCTGGGAAATCGTATTTGCCACGCATGATGTCTATTATATAGATGTCGCCGTTTGTGTCGATGCCTGCGGTAATTGCGACGGAGTAGTCGGCTGTCTCTGTCTTTTTAAAGGCTGTGTCGGCTGCGATGATTAAGGTTTGGAAGCGTGTGGGGCGTAAGTCGTCTGGGTAATATTGCCACCACTCTGTGCGAATTAAGTTTCCTCCTTCTATGTAGGGTTGTTGTTGGTATAGGGATGCGAATTCGCGGGGGTTGAGACGCTCTCTGCGCTTGAGTTCATCTAATGGAAATCGTTCTGGCCAGAGGGGGATTTCTTCTTCTGGGTAGGCGCGTTTCTTGTCGGAGGGCGCTAGTTTTTGTTCTGCGTGGGTGAGGTATTCTGGATGGTCTTTGGGAAGTTTGTGGCGAAGTAGTGTTCGTTGACCTTTGATTACTTTAGTGGAGTAGGCAGGGAGGTTAATGTGAGTCCATAGGCTCTCGTTCCAGTCTTCTGTTTCGATTAGGCGGCCAGCGAGGTCGTCTGGATGCCAACGGGTGAGGATGACGATTGTCTTTGAGGGGCGATTGTCTGTGGCTTGGGGCTGGAGACGGGTGGATAGGGCGGAGGTGTAGTAATTCCATGTCTTGTTGCGCTGGGTCATGGACTCTGCGTCTTCGCGGGACTTTATGGGGTCATCGACGATTAATAGGTTGGCGGGACGGCCAGAGGTTGTGCCGCCAATGCCGACTGAGAAGTAGGCTCCTCCTGATTCTGTGCGCCAGACGTCTGCTGCGCGGGACTCTTGGGAGAGTTTGAAGTCG